TCTGGAGAGTTCTTGGAGATCGTTAAGAAGATGGTCTTCCAAGGTAAGCCTTGGAGCGACAGTAATAGAGAACATCTTCTTATTGAGTTGGGTGACGTTATGTGGTACGTAGCACAAGCATGTATAGCATTAGACGTAGACTTTGAAGAAGTTATTGAGATGAATGTTAAGAAACTAGAGAAGAGATATCCTGGTGGATCATTTGATATTCATAAGTCAGAGAACCGAGCAGCAGATGACAGGTGATCTATATGATGACATGGCAAAACTCAATTCTCTTTATCAAGAAATGATGTGGCCTAATACTGATGAGTTAGAGTTCGTTCCAGACTATAAAAACGATAGGATAATTATATACAACAAGTCTAGACAAGGAGATAATCCTTACATACAAATACATGAATGATCATAAGGTACATACCTCTGAGTTGATACTTAATAATCATCAAGAGTTTGTAGATCTTGTATCTGAGTGTTGGGATTTTCATCAGAATATATTCGGTGAAGATTCTACTTGGTCATACTACAAGTATAATTTCTTTTCTTTAGCAGCACCTAACGCTCTAGCGTATGAGTTGTTTGTTGAACTGAAGAATCTTATACCTGATGATGGTAAGTGGATGCAGTCATGGATCAATTATCATTACCCAGATCAAGTATTGAAATGGCATAATCATGACTGGGACTACCATGGTTATATAAGTATAGTTCCACACGATACAACAACTCGTTTTGCTGACTACTCAATAATAAATGAGGTAGGCAACATCTACATAGGACCTGGTCACAGACAACATGAAGTCATTGTTAACGAGAAGTTTGAGAGTCCAAGAATCACAATAGGATTTGATGTCACAACACACACGGCTCCTCCTAATAATATGCTATCATTGATACCAATATAATGGAAAAGATTAATCTATTCCCTACAACTGTAGGTAAATTTAATTTAATAGACTATACCGATTGGGTTGCCAAAAGGTATGAACATCACATGTTCAATGAAGGTCTAACGGGTGAGTTGAATGGTAAGGTGTTAGTACATCTTGACCCACAACTTAACAGTTTTATGCTAGAGATTAATGACTGTATAGATCAGTACCTAGCATCTATGAACGTAGAATATAATATTCATTTCATGAAGACATGGTATGCTATCAGTGGTGAGGACTGTTCAGTTCCTAATCATTGTCATGACCCTGCTCATATATCATGGGTGTATTACTTGGACACACAAGACCCACTATGCTTTACTAAGGATAGTCAGAACGAGTGGTTCCCACAGGCATTTGCTGACGCAGAGAAGAATTTTCTTAACACAACTGTCTGGGAGGAGAACACACAAGAAGGTGACCTACTAATATTCCCTGCCAACTTGAGACACATGACATATAATACTGGACACCGTTGGAGTCTAGCAGGAGATGTGCTACTTACTAACACAGATCTAAATAAAGAAGGAGGACTAACACATCCAAAGTATTGGAAACAATTCTAATGGCAAAACTACAACCAAGTGATCTAAGAAGTAATGACCCAACAGGTGTAGGCATGTCACGTGCTGCTGTATTATTAGATGCCATACAAAAAGGAACACCTCTAGAGTTCATGAAAGGTGGTAAGTATGCTGTACAGGTTAAAGACCCAAAGATAATTGATCTACTCAAGGACGCTGCTGATACTCTAGATGAGAAGGTACATGATAAATTAAACGCTGCTATAAAAGGTAATGGTAAGTTGAAATATATTACGAAAGGTGGGACTGTTGATATGAAACTCTCTGATCTAGAGAAGACAGAAAGGTTTGGATCTAATAAAGGATCAGGTGGTGGAGCAAAAGGTACAGCATTACAAGAGTCAGCTGCTGCTTGGTTTTCTGCTGTTAGATTTAGTAGGAGTAAAGACTTAAAGTATGCTCCAACTGATAAAGAATATAAAGGTGTTGAAAGTATAGTTGATACAGATAAATCATTAGATGATATCAAAGCATTTCTAGAAGAAGAACCTGCATGGGTTGATTCATGTATGGCTACTGCTAACGCATTGTATAATGAGTTTGGTAAGGGAACAAAGAACAAATTCAAATGGTACAGAGGTGGTAAGTTTGTTGACATGCTCAATGATCATTTTAAGACAGTCAACAACAGTTATGACTCACCTCCCTTTGCTAATCTAAACAAGTGGACACCCGCAGACATCTGGGCATGTGAGTGTAGTGTAACTAAAGATCAGTTGACAAACGCAACTAACTTTGCTTCTTACAATTCTCTACTCAAAGACTTTATTGATAAGAAAATATTGTTTGGTATATCTCTAAAGAAAACAACCAGTGATAAGATTATTCTTAAACATATAAACTATACTTCTAAGAGACCACCGAAATCTACCTTTGATGACATATATGCTAAGTCATTTGACGCATTGGATGTTTGGATGTACATAAAAGGTGGCATACCAATCGAAGTTCAGTTCCGTGATACATCTGGAGGTAAAGGATTACAGTGGCAGGGTGAAGCGATAGGTTCTTTAGCTAAGCATGGTAAGATAGGTGGTGGTGTTTACAGTCGTATCCTAGAAGAGGTGACTGGTACAGGACTGTATAAAAATGTTGATGTGTATAAATCAAGAGCTAGAAGTGGTGGTTTAAACCAACGTCTATTAAAATTAGCAGAGAAGTATGAGGATATTATTAATGGAAATAATAACCCAAAGAAAACTTCTGGATTTGTAGCACCAAAGATGACAAAGGAAACTATAGACTATCATTATAATAGGACAGCGAATAAAGGACAGTGGGTGTTCTCAAAGTATCTTGGTCTAATGTTAGTAGATAGATTGATGAGCATGTCGAAGAAAGAAAGAGACGAGGTGTCAAATCTAATTGCGTTGTATGCTACATCCCAATCAAAAGATTCCGCACCATATTTAAAAGCAATGTAATGGCAAATATAACTCAACTAAAACACTTAGAACATATAGAAGATGAGATGCTCAACTACGGAGTAGAGGGGTGTGATGCTGCTGTGTCTGCTATGAAAGAGATGCTTCGTATGTTAGGTAAGAAACCTAGCAGTGGTTACATGCAGACTAAATGGGATGGTGCTCCTGCTGTAGTATGTGGTAAGCATCCTGTCAATGGTATGTTTTTTGCGGGAACCAAGTCAGTATTTAATAACGAACCAAAGATATGTTATGACGAAGCAGACGTAGATACTATGTACGGTGATGCTAGTGCTGATCTAAAAGAGAAATTAAAATTCTGTGTCAAGTATTTTCCTGACCTTAATATACCTACTGTTGTACAAGGAGATTTATTGTTCACCTCAGATGTAAAAGAGGAGGAGGTAGATGGTGAGAAATTATATACGTTTACACCTAACACTATCACCTATGGTATACCAGTAGAACATCCTATAGGTAAACAGATTAAGAACGCAAACATAGGAATAGTATTTCATACACACTACACTGGTAAAGATCTGACTACGATGACAGCAAAGGGTGGTGCTCCTACTTCACAGTTCAGTAAGTCTGAGAACGTGGTGGTAGTAGAGAATGATACAGAGATGTCAGATGTATCTGTTGACGCATCTAAACTTAAAAAGTTTGAAGCTAACGTCACAATCATAGCTCAAATGTGTAAGAAGTCTGGTAAGTTTTTAGATCATCTGGTAGAGAACATGGGTACTAAAGGTGATAAGAAGTTTCATGTAGCATCATATCTTAAACAGTTCTTCAATGCGGAGATCAAAGCATCTCGTAGTATCACTGATCCTAAGAAAGCACTCAAGTCATTAGGTAAGTTCTACCACGAGAAGATGGGCAAGGAAGTTAATAAGATGAAGAGTGTACAGAAACAGGCAGAGAGAAGGAAGATGTTATACGATGGTCTAGGATATCTGGAAGACAATGAACAAGCGTTCCATGCTATGTTCAACCTCTATAGAAAGATACAAGAGAATAAAACTATAGTCATAGAAGCATTAGATAACCTTGAAACTTTTAGAACTTTTGTACGGACTGACAAGGGGTACAAGGTCACCGCACCAGAGGGCTATGTGTTACATCATAACGGAGACATGATCAAACTTGTAAATAGAATTGAGTTCTCTTACATCAACTTCACACTGGCAAAGCAATGGAGATAGTAGATTATAAATGCGTGTACTTCACTTTTGGTAGGTTCCAACCTCCAACGATAGGTCATGCTGAAAACTTCAAGGCAGTTGCGGGTAAGGCAGGGCAGTGTGATTACTACATTTACTTGTCGCAGACTGTAGATAAGAAAGGATCTAATCCTCTACCTCCTGATAGGAAACTATACTATGCTAAGAAGATGTTCCCACAGTTGGCAAAGAAGATCAGGTCAGGTCCTAAAGATCCCGTGGCAGTCTTGTCAGAACTACAGTCACAGGGCTATGATGATGCTTACTTGGTAGTAGGTAGTGATAGAGTACAGGCGATGCAGTGGATCAAGAACTATAATGGTAAGGACTATACCTTCAGAAAGATAGAAGTAATATCTAGTGGAGAACGTGATGCTGATGGTGATACCTTCGCTATATCTGGTACAAAAATGCGGAGAGCAGCTGAAGCAGGAGACTTTGATGGGTTCAGGAAAGGTATACCAAAGGCTTTGGGACCTACAGAGACGCGGAATTTATTCAATGAAATAGCAGAACTGTTATAAATAAAACTGTAATAAGATTAGAGTTTGATGAGATCATTCAGCGATTTCAAAACGATAAGAAAAGAGGTCAAGGATCAGAGCGTCCGTGATCAGTATTATCGTGAGGAAATTTACAAGGTAGGTGAGTGGGTATTAACTGAGAAAGATCACGTTGGAAAGATCATTCGCAGAGGACCTAACTATCTTATTTGTTTGACAGCTGAAGATACAAAGTTCCGTACATGGGTCAAGGACGTTAAGGAAGTCTTTGAAATTGGTACGGATGCCTATAGGCAATACGTTATGTCCTTGACACCTGGTCAGAAGGTTCAAAAACCAAAAGGATCAGTTGAAGTCAAGCAAGTAATACCAACAGACCCCAAAAAAGATAAGATGGACAACCATGAATCCCTAGTTCAAGCCGCAGTTAAGGCATTGAATGAGTACTCACCAGTACCACCAGTTAAGAGGACACCAGTCGGAACTGAAGGAACAGCTAACAAGAATCCTAAAGGCACTGGAGGTGCTAAAGGTATCGGTGGCGGTGACGCACCTGGCATGAAGATGGCAGAACCAAAGGGTACAAAGGGTAAACCATCCATCAAGAAACCTAAGCATGCTTGTGCTACTAAGGTAGAACATCCAGAGTGGGGAGTAGGTAACTGTCTAAAGGAACAGCATACACTAGATGAAGAAGGAACAGTAACACACTATGATGTTATGTTTAATCATGGTCTAGAGCAGAACGTATCAATCAACGAACTCAACGTCACATTGTCTGAGTATCATGAACACGCTATCAATGATACAAAGAACAAAGAAGTATTAGACGAGAAGAAAGCAAAGAAAGATTACGATGGAGATGGCAAGGTAGAGTCTGGTAAGGACGAGTACTTTGGATCCAGAGATAAAGCCATCAAGAAAGCGATGGGTAAGAAGGCAGTGAAGAAAGAGCATCATGAAAAAGATCCTTCTACTGGAAAAGTTATTCCACATACAGATGAGGAGAAAGATGCGGACTTAGGTGATATTGGTACTCCTAGTTCCGTAGAGGAAGCATCATTAGCAACAGCACGTAAGAACATAGGTAGAGATCCTAAGAAACCTAGTTGTTGGAAAGGATACAAAGCAAAAGGAACTAAGATGAAGGGTGGTAAGTCAGTACCAAACTGCGTTAAAGAGTTCGCTGAGTGGCGTAAAGAGGTAACTGAAAAAAAGTAGTAGGTCCCGTTGAGATAATGCCTGAGATCGACGATGCCGATGGATCTCAACCGCACCTCAAAGGGGACAAGAAGATGCCAAAGGTACCTAAAGAGAAGGTAAAGGAGGCATGTAATCATACTGGCAAGGGCGATGAGTGTCCTGTACATGGCACAAAAGATTGTGCAACTGTAAAGGAGGAGGCACCAAAAGGAAAAAAGTATGCTAGGATGGTCAAGCATATAAAAAAGAACTATCCTAAAGACAAAGAAGGAATTGCTTATGCTACTGCGTGGAAGCATCATAAAGAAGTTGCCATGGACGAAGGTAAGAAGTCATGTGGCGAAGGTCAATACTTTTGTAATGACGAACAGAAATGTAAACCTATTCCTAAAGGAGCAAAGGTGAACAAGGATGGTATCCTAGAAGGTGCTGCTTGGACTAAAAAGTCTGGCAAGAACAAGGAGGGTGGACTCAACGAGAAGGGACGCAAGTCTTATGAACGTGAGAATCCTGGCTCTGACTTGAAAGCACCATCAAAGAAGAAAGGAAACAAGCGAAGAGCAAGTTTCTGTGCTAGAATGAAAGGCATGAAGAAGAAGTTAACGTCTAAGAAGACTGCTAACGATCCTGATTCTAGAATCAATAAGTCCCTTAGAGCTTGGAACTGTTAATGACATATAAAGCATCAGACAAATACACACCATATGATTGGTGGTTTGATCAAGAAATACCTAGAGCAAACTATGGAAGTTTACAGTGTTGGTTGTGGGATGAGAATAAACAAGACAAATATATAAACGCATACGATATGCTGATAGGCAGTTGCCTTTACAATATACAATGGGGAAGTGGCAGTGAGGAAAATCTGGTACGAGGACAGATTAGGAACCCTGAGTTCCTACCGTAATTTAAGAGATCATTATAAGGAAATAATTCCAGAGATACTAGCGTTTGTCAAGGACAATGAGTACTTGATGGATCAATGGATCATGGATAAGTGGGTGGAGGATAAGAACCTAGGACGAGTACAACTATGGGATGGTGACTGGAGAGTCATACCTTTTCCTATCAATGAGGTAGGGTGTACAGCGATAGATGGTGACTACCAACTCAGTGAGATGGTATCGTTTGCTAAGCTCTTTAATATTACATTAGAAGAGATGAATGAGTTAGGTCCTAAGATCTATGATAGTTTTGTACGTTGTTGCCCCAAGACAGCAACGTATCTAGAAGAGGATATCCTTAAGAAATTGTTAAAGTCCGCAACAATAAGTCGTTTGTCACCTGGTACTAAGATAAATCCTCATAACGGTGACATTGATTCTCTACGGGTACACTTCCCCGTGGTCACAGATCCAGATGCTTGGTTATCAGTTAGAGGACGCAAACGTACTTGGGAGATAGGAAATGTTTTCGGATTTTATGATAATGATAAGCATTGGGCTCAGCATAATGGCACTCATGATCGTATCGTGGTCATCTTTGACTACTCTATTGATCAGTTAGAAGCACTCACAGATTTCGAGTTGGAAGACCCATATATAGAATAGTATATACAGTATTATTATGACTAAATTTCTACTACCTATCGCAATCAACATCATAGACAAAGCGGTAGACAAAATCCCTGAAGATCTAGAGGGTAAAATCAAGGAGTTCGTGATCGGATTACTTAAGAAAGCTGCTGCTAAATCAGGTAACAAAGTGGACGATCAGCTAGTCGCAGCACTAGAGAAAGCACTTCTTGAATAAATAAAACATAGGTATTAATTAATTACGGAGATAGTGTCTCATGTCACTTTATGGAGCTGATGACAGTAACGCCAACAAAACCAAGGCTGGTATTGGTATAGCTGGTTCATCCCAAGCAAAAACTGTTGTCTTTATTGACGACACAGAAGCACAACTTAAGTCCAATAAGGACAGAGGTTTAAACGCACCAGGCTGGTGGTCGTATTTCACATACACAGACAGTCATGGAACTACTCGCCATAAGGCAGAGCAACTCGTTTACATTGCTAAACCAGAAGCTAACGCATCTGAGACACAATCAGACGATACAATCGGAGCAGACGTACTAGAGGTCATCACTCTAACAAGTGGTAACCAACCTGCAAACTCTACTTCATCAAGTGGAGCAGGAACATTCGCAGTCACAGTATCTGTGGATCAGTCTGGTACACCAGCTTATCAATGGCAGAGACAGACAGCCACTGGAAACAGATGGACTAACATCGCTGCTAACACCGACACAGGTATCACATACGCTAACTTCACTACTGCCACACTTGGTTACAGTGGACTAGCTGGTGACACACTTGACGGTTACAAGTACAGAGTAAAGGTCACCACATCTAAGGGTGCTACTGAAGTTATCTCTAATGGAGCTGCTACTCTAACATTCGGCAGTTAATGAATGAATTTTACTGAATTGACTGAGGACAACTACGTCCTATTCGCTATTAAATATTATGATAACCCATCAGCGGTTACTAAAGAAGATTTTTTAGATGACCTGAGACGCTTCAAATATATTAAGCGTCTCATTAACAAGTATCTAAAGAACGGAGAGGTCAAGTTACACTTGCTTCTCAACCATATTATAATAGTATATAATGTGTTCAATGAGGCTGCTACTCCCCTATTGTTTTACAAGATGGACAAGGAGTATTGGTCTATCATAAAATCAATTATGATATTCCTTGAACGCTATCCCGAAGTTGAGACTGAAACTCTCAAGAAGATACCTATTAACGAACAAATCATTAAGGAATTACAATCATTATGAACCACAACATCGCTGAGATGGGAACATTTGGTGGTAATGTGGGTCCAATTAACACCCCCGTCACTGGACAAGGTGCTATTGCAGGGTTCGATCCTATAATGAAGTTCTCCAAACGTGCCACTAAGAAACGTAAGAAGCAAGAGTCTGCGGGTAAACAGTGGGATCACAGGAGAAAAGACCCTACCTACATAGATGGTAGGAGCAAGCAAGCTCGTAAACTTATTAAACGATTAGCTAAACGCAAAAAGAAAATGAACGAAGAAATGATAGCAGAATCTGGAGCTGCTACTAAACAAGCATACAAGTTCCTTCAACAGCGTCGCAAGGTGCAGAAAAAACAGGAACGCGATAAGAGAGCTGCTAACCGCAAGCAAGAGATCCAGACTATTGCTCGTGCTAAGTCAGCTGACTATCAGCGTAAGGCAAAGGATAGACAGAAGAAGATCTCACAGAATCTTAACAAGGATAAGAAAGAAGCATATGATGGTGCTAACATTCTTAACTTTATCCTAGAACAGGTAGAGGATACTAACACAAACCCAACCACATACTTCTTTTATGATGAGAGTGAACTAGAAATCACTATTAAGGAAGCAGCGTATGTTATTTGTAAATTTAATCAATTAAGTGATGACCATAAAGAAGCATGGATCGACAACGTTGGAAACTCTAAACAGTTCCTATCAGATTTCATCAACATGTAAGTTCGGCAGGATGAAGAACATCCTGACAGACGAAGAGAGACAGAGAGCAGTAGATATAATACACAGTCTAGATAAATGTTGGTTGAACCGTAGTGGTGGTCAACCACACACCCCTCGTGTTCCCTTCTGGACACTAGGAGCAGTCACTTATCTCGATGGTACAGAGAACATAGGAATGTACCATAGACATAGGAAGGCAATCAATCCAATACTAAAGAAGAAGTTCACTTGGTTGTACGATATATTATGTCGTAGATTTGAGGAGGAACTAGGGGATCCTTGTGTCATTGATGATAAACTAGGTCATCCTGGTTTTCATGTGTTCGGTCAGAAGAAAGGTATCTCTATGACTGAGGACGAATGCTTCTGGTTGTCACAACCACTCGCTAGTATTCACACAGACATACAGTACAAGGAGCACAACTACTACTGGAAGACGTTCAAGGAGTATGACCTAGAGAATACACTGAACTTTACTCTGGCACTAGAGATGCCTAAGTATGGTGGTGGACTGTACATCTGGGACTGGGTGGACATGGATCAGAACTTCATAGATAACTTTAACTTCCAACACAACGATGACAAGAACAGTCAGCTGAAGAACAAGTTCCTCTATGACAACGGAAGCTATAAGTACAGTAAGTCTGGACTCAAGGGTGAGATATGTTTCAACTCTGGTACAGCAGAACTTAAAAGGATGGATCATGAACCACTGTTTGAGGAGTACATAGAGAAGAACCTAGTATATTTCACAGGTCATATCGTACATCAGATAGCTCCTGCCAGATATAAGTGTATGCCAGACGACAATCGCATCACCTTACAGGGTCATGGGATCAAGTGCGATGGCATTTGGAGGTTCTATTTTTAAATAGTAATAAATAACTATTATGGAAAACATTAACACCGCCATAATAGAAAGACTGGAACGAGTGGTTGAGTCTTTACAGGATAACTCTGTAAAGATGGGACAGCTCCTTGCTGTACATAACGAGAAGTTAGACAAGCAAGATCAGATTGATGGTGTATTGTTTGAGAAGATAGATAATCTCAATAAGGATTTCACTAGAGAATCAGAAGCAATAAAGAAAGGATGCGAGAGAGATATACGTAAGGTAGATGACAGACTCAGGATGATGGAGAAGAAGATGTGGAGTATCGCAGGGGGTCTCACCATCGTATCATTTCTTGTAAGTCCAATAGGTCAGAGGTTTATTAGACCATTGACAGATCAATCGAACACTGCTAACATGGTACACAGTGTATCCTTAGTAGATGTCGATAGACAATCAGTTCGTATTTAATATATCTGGTTCGCTAGACCAATTTAAAAAGAAGAATAAAGGAGTATACAACTTCCGCTGTCCTTACTGTGGTGACTCACAGAAGTATAAGAACAAAGCGAGAGGTTATTTTTTTACTGTCAAGAATGATCTAGTATATAAATGTCACAACTGTGGAGTTGGTAGGAGTTTCAGTACCTTCTTGAAGGAACAGTTCCCCACTCAGTACGACCAGTATGTGATGGAGAAGTACAAGGCAGGGTTATCAGGTAAGCACAGAAGTGTGTCAAAACCTAAGTTTAATTTTGATAAACCAACATTCAAAAGACGCATACATCTTGAACCACTTTCTTCTCTAAATAATTCTCACTTGGCTTTAGCATATGTCATGGGAAGAGGTCTTCCTCTTGACAAATTAGATGAGTTATATTATTGTCCTAACTTCAAGGTGTGGACAAACGGATTAAAACAGACATTCAAATCTACTAAGCATGACGAGGAACGCATCATCATTCCACTGAATGATAAGGATGGAAACCTCATGGGATTTCAAGGCAGGGCATTCCATAACCCTACGCAGATGAGATACATCACAGTCATGTTGGAGAAGGATGCTCCCAAAGTATACGGACTAGACAAAATCAATGAAAGCAAACCTATCCTTATTGTCGAAGGACCTTTCGACTCGCTCTTCTTGGACAACTCGGTTGCGATGGCTGGGTCTGACCTTGATCCTAGGTCGTTTGGTTGGAGCGATTATATTTGGGTTTATGATAACGAACCTCGTAACAGAGAAATCGTC